GTGCACGCATAAGTCTTGGATTACCATGGTCTGGGTAGTGCTGAAAACCCTTCTCACCAAAATCAATACTTCGTTTATTTGGTAACGTGACTCTATATTTATGTGTAATAGAAGGACTTGGTTGTAATACGACGTGCATTATGATATCATATAAGGAATTAAAACCACAAAAAAACATGCTTGAATACACGTCATATGACGGTATTAAAATACAAGTTGGTCAGAGTGCAAAAGAAAATGACCAACTGACAATGACGAGTGACTCCAAACACTGGTGGATGCATGTAGCCGGTTGCCCGGGTGCACATGTTGTAGTGTGCTACGAAGGAGACCAACTACCCAGAGAGACGAAAAGGGATGCTGCAGTTCTTGCAGTCTATCACAGTAAGGTACCAAAGACAAAGATGTCACCGGTTGATCTTGTTAGACTTGACCAAATATCAAAGTACCAAAAGTCAACTCATGGATTGGTAAATTTGGAAGGTGAAGTTATGCAACTCACAGTTTTCATGAATAAGGAAAAATCGAGAATTAATCGATTAAAGACTTGATGGTTATTATTTAATATGATTGACGTATATGATTACTCCATTATTGAAATCGATGATATGATGCCAAAAGAAAAATGTAAACAAATCATACAAAAGTTTGAAAAGGATTCGAAAAAATATCCTGGTCGCACAATTGGTGGTGTGAATCCAAAGTTGAAAGTTTCAACCGATCTGAATATTTTTAGGTCTGAATGGAAAAATGAATTTGATTGTGTAATGGACGTTATAGGATCATCTATGTGTGAGTATATGAAGCGTATATCTAAAATTGATAAAACAAGAAAAAATAATAATATTGGTGAACTAGTTAATTGTATTAGGTCTACAAACTTTACCAACCCTATAATTCAAAAAACAAGTGCTAATGTTGGATTTTTTGGTTGGCATACAGATTTTAATCTAGATAACGAAAATATATTAGCTATAATTCTATACCTAAATGATATAAAGGAAGAAGATGGTGGTTCAACAGAATTTAATTCTGGGAGAAAGATTCAACCTAAAATTGGTAAAGTATTAATATTTCCTGCAGATTTATTACATTTACATAAAGGAAATATGTTAACAAATGGTAGTAAATATATTGTTACTTCTTTCTCTAAACTGAAAGACCAAGATAATCAATGTTTTTTTATATAGATTAAAGATTGTATACTTTTTATTTTAAATGGATGTGTACGATCATACAATTTTAGAATTAAGAAATACGTGTTCAACTGACTTCTGTAAAGATGTTATAGATAGGTTTGAAAAGGATTCTAGAAAACACCGTGGTCTCACAGCTGATGGTGTGAAATTAAACGTTAAAGTTTCAACTGATCTCGCATTTAGAAGGGATGATTATAAGTTTGGTGATATATGTGACAAGATTTGTAAGGATATATTTGGGTTAGGTCTAGTCAAATATATCAAACGCATATCAAAAATAGATAGATCTCATGAAACGGGAGCACGGGGACATATTTTACAATGGATAGATCAAGTACATATTACATGCCCTGTTATTCAGAGAACTGACGAAGGGGGTTTTTTCGATTGGCATACTGATTATAGTCCCGGTCAGAATAGGATATTAGGTGGAATTCTATACCTAAATGATGTAAAGGAAGAAGATGGTGGTTCAACAGAATTTAATTCCGGGAGAAAGATTCAACCAGAGGCTGGAAAACTTATCATATTTCCGAGTGATTTAACACATTTACATAGAGGAAATGTGTTAAAACATGGTAGTAAATATATTGCTACTGTCTTCTTTCATATACCGAACCCATCGAGGACGAACCCGTCACCTTTTATACCACCTTTCACATTTTCTTGATAACTGATATTAAATAAGGTTATTAATAATTCTAGACACTTGACTAATTGTGGGTACAGAAACACCAATCTTCTCTTGCATGACTCTCTTGTTCAGTTCAGGTTCAACATTTGAATGTATGAATCCTGCAGCGATAGTTTTTGCGTGCCTGGACATGAGCGCGGTGGGGATATTGCGGATAAATTTCAAAAATTCAAGCCCAAAATAATAGTCAAGAATATCAAGAGTTTCAACCATCGATAGGGTGTGTTTCCAAATATTTTGTTGATAAGGTGTCAGTTTCGAAACTTCGCGGTCACACTTCTCAAAATCGAGATAGGCAGAGGGTGAGTAGTTCCAAAGACGTCCGCACCAGTGTCCCGGCGTGAAAAAAGAGGCGGCGGCGCGTTTCTTGTCCATGAGAGCCTTGGCGGTGGCGGCACGTTTCTTGTCCCTGAAAGCCTTGGTGGTGGCGCGCCTCTTCTCCATCAAGTCATTACGAAATGTTGTTTTTGAAGTCGTTTCAAGTTTAGCAACTTTTTTTTTCAGTTTTCTACATTTCTTTTTCAACTTTTGATTCTGCAATACAAGTTCGGTGACACCAGATTTCACCTTGCGAACAGAATCAAGAGTTGGAGTTTTCGTTTTCACCATGTTGGATGTTTTGAAGATACTTTTTCAATATTTACATACGACTTAGGTTTGGTTTAGTTACCGAACGCGACACCGGCCATACCATCCTTGATACGAAGGATGTTATAGTTGACCGCGTAGACCCGATGAAGAGCGTTACCACCCGATGGGTTGGTCAGGCTGAGTTTGGCGTTGTCGATGCGACTGAAGTTTAGTGTACCTGTGGGCTGCATCTTGCTGAGGTTGATGCAGAATGGCCATGTGTAAGTGGGTAAATCCTCGAGAACATCATCGGGAAGATCTGTGCTGTGCATTTCTGGTACGACTGTGTGGTGGTACATAGCCGAAGTTTCTTCGAATAGAGCTGTACCGTTGATGTAAAGGGTAGCCTTGTCGAAAGTGAAGGCTGTGTCCCAATCGGCACCCGCGGTGGTGTTACCAGAGACAAGGTGGAGAGACTTGACGGGGTGGTTGAAATAACTGATATCAATATCAGTATCCTCCTTGGCAGCGAGTTGGTGCTGGGTTTGGGTGATCAGAATCTCATGCTGAGTATCAGTGAAGTACTTACGCTCATCTGTGTCTAAATACACATAGTTACCCCAAATCTTGGGACTACCGACGGGTGTGTAACCGTCCCTGCACTTAATGCGTATCTCGACATCATGATATTGTAAAGCAACGAGTGGAAGGCACTTAGTGTAATCTTCACCAAAGAAGAAAGGAATAATGAAGTGATCACCACCATGGTTGGACTTCAGGGTGGCAGTCGAAGCGCACATTGAAGACTTGGCTTGACTGTCACGCATGAGGGGATTGTGTACACCTTGGATAAAGAGTGAATCAATCTGGCAAACCTTCTGACCACCTATCCAGAGCTGGAATTCCGTAGGGTTAGACGCAGTAGAAGAGAAAAGGCCGTCTGGGTTGTCTTGTACGTTAGAAACGAGCGAATCTTCAATCCAGATGTAGCTCATGAGGTCACCCTTAGAGCGGATGGGAATAGTAATTTCATTGTTCGCACCAAATGTACCAATGTAATCCATGCGCTCTGGCTTCATAGCGAAGTTGGCATGACGCTTGTAATTTTGACGGAAAAAGCTGACCTGAGGATCACCCGTGATGAAAACATCCTGGGCACCCACCGAAACGAGTTCGATCAAAGCAGCAGACATTTATTAATAAATGATATTAAAATTTTGGCTCATAGTATACATATGGTAGTATTCCAAGCGTTGACATGGGAGGCACGGGATGTTGAAGGTGAACATCAAATCAGTATTTTTGGTAAGACTGAAGATGGTAAATCGGTCTGTGTAACAACAACATTCGATCCATACTTTTTTGTGAAGCTCCCAAGGGGTACAACAGACCAGGATGTCAGTCGTCTTTACAACGACATATGTAGATTAAAACGAGACCATGTAACTAGTTATAGTTTGACGAAACAGAAGGACGTCTGGGGATTTCAAAATAATGAAGAGTTTCATTTTATGCATCTCAATTTCAAATCACTTGAACATAGACGAAAGGTTAATTCAATTTTCATGTATAACAATGAGTTCAAACAATATCATGTCTATGAATCAAATATTGACCCTGTCCTGAGACTCATGCATAGAACCGGAATCCAATCCACAGGTTGGTTGGATACTGGTGATACATGTGTTCGTTCTCACTTGGCTAAAACTGATATTGATTTGTGGTGTAACGACTGGTCAACACTTAAACCAGTCGAACGAGATGATATTGCCCCATTTATCGTTGCCTCGTTTGATATTGAATGTAATAGTTCTACTGGGAAATTTCCAGATCCAAACGTCCCTGACGATGCCTGCTTTCAAATCGCAGTCTCCTTATGTAAGTTTGGTAGTGATGAACCATATGAGAAAGTGTGTTTATGCTACAAAAAGACTGACGGACCTGATGTCATTAGTTTTGATACTGAAAAAGAAATGCTTTTAGCGTTTAAAAAATATATGAACGAAAAGGATATTGACATTCTCACTGGGTGGAATATTTTTGGATTTGATTTAGAGTACATTTACAAACGTGCTGCTATGGTTGGATGTGGGATTGATTTTTATCAGCTTGGAAAACTCAAGGATACAGAGTGTCACTTGGTGATGAAAAAATTAAGCTCGAGTGCTCTGGGTGATAACTTTCTAAAACTCCTGCCTATGTCTGGTCGTTTTGTATTCGATATGTTTCATGAGGTTAAAAAGGGATACAAGTTAGATTCGTACAGTCTCAACAACGTTTCTAAACTGTATCTAGGTGATCAAAAAATTGATATGGCTCCCAAAGAAATGTTTGCTCGTTTTGTAGAAGGTGATCCTAAAAAGTTATACGAAGTGGCAGAATACTGCATCAAAGATACACTTCTCCCACACAAACTAATGAAAAAGATGTGCATCCTACTAAACCTGGTAGAGATGGCAAAGGCAACATGGGTGCCTCTATCTTTTTTGGTTGAACGTGGACAGCAAATCAAGGTATTTAGTCAGTTGTCAAAAAAGGCTCGTGAATTGGGTTACATGGTACCAACGATTAAATATGGTTCTCTCCCTGAAGAACAATACGAAGGTGCAACGGTTCTAGAAGCCCAAAAAGGCGCGTATTATACTCCAATCACAGCCCTAGATTTTGAGGCTCTGTACCCGAGTATCATGATGGCCCACAACCTCTGTTATTCTACATACGTCATGGACGAGCGACGATATGGTAAGATCCCTGGGATTACATACGAAACATTTAACATTGGAAATAAGACGTATAAGTTTGCACAAGATGTACCGAGTCTATTACCAGCCATTCTTATGGAGCTTAAACAGTTTCGTAAAAAAGCTAAAAGAGATATGGCAGCTGCAACAGGTTATATGAAGGAGGTGTACAATGGTAAACAGTTGGCCTACAAAGTTTCGATGAACTCTGTGTATGGTTTTACAGGTGCAGGTAAAGGTATTCTCCCGTGTGTACCTATTGCATCTACGACAACGTGTAGGGGTCGTGGTATGATTGAAGAAACTAAGACTTATGTTGAGGCAAACTTCCCCGGTGCAAAGGTGAGGTATGGTGACACGGATTCGGTCATGGTTGAGTTTGATGTAGGTGATCGTAAGGGTGTAGAAGCTATTGAGTATAGTTGGGAGATTGGTGAACGAGCTGCGGAGGAGTGCTCAGCCCTTTTCAAGAAGCCAAATAACCTAGAGCTNGAGAAGGTNTATTGGCCTTATTTTTTGTACTCNAAGAAACGATATGCAGCCAAGTTGTGGACNAAGGGTAAAGATGATAAAATGCATATGGANTATATAGATGTGAAAGGTCTCCAACTTGTTCGACGAGATAACACACCTCACATGAGAGAAGTGTGTAAGGAACTATTAGATGTGGTNTTAACTTCTGGAGATCCAGGTCCTCCAAAAGAACTTGCGAGGGANNGAGCAAATGAACTCCTATCNGGTGNAATANCACACGATAAACTTATTTTGAGTCAATCACTCTCAGATTCATACAAAGTTGGTGGAAAGAGTGTTTCGATTAATAGCCCGGAAAGTATACATATAAACCAAGCACATGTTCAAGTGGTCAATAAAATGAGACAAAGAAAGCCTGGATCTGAGCCACAATCCGGTGACCGGGTGCCATATCTACTTACAAAAACTGACAATTCTAAGGCGAAGGCTTTTGAGAAATCGGAGGATCCCAAGTATGTTGAAGAGCATAACATCCCCGTCGATTACCATTACTATTTTGTGAATAAGTTTTTGAATCCTGTATGTGATCTTCTTGACCCTCTATTTGAAAATACAAAACAGGAAATATTTGGTGACATTATTGAACAGTATAAACCACCAAAGAAAGTCACTGGTCCAGCCTTGAGTGGTATGAAAAAGGATCAATTGATTGAAGAATGTGAAAAGAATAATCTTAGTGGTGAAGGTACGGCATTGGTATTACGGGATCGTATTAAAATGTTTAGACAAAAACAAAACTCTGTTGAAGACTTATTTAAAAGCTACGCGCAATCTAATGATAAGGCATGACAAACAAAAATAAATTTACAAAAATTGTAATTGACAATATCAAAAATATAATTAACGAACATCTTCCCGATCTCTTAGAAGAATCATGCAATGAATTTATTTACGACATGATTGATGAAGAAGCTAATGAACGAGTAAATAAAAAACTTGATGAAGTATCCAAAGTGCATGGTATCCCACTAGATCTATTATTGAGGGGGGCGGATGATGTTACCATATGTAAAGGTACAAAAATCAAAGATGGTGTCACACATAGATGTTCATTTAAAGCTGTTGACAGTGGGTACTGTAAATTTCATAAAGTTCAAGGTGACAAAATTAAAAAACGAGATCTATCAGTGTAAATAGTCATACACACGGACCCGAACAAATGTTCGTTAGAGGGTGCCCCGCATGTGAAAGTAAAAACAAGCTTATAGATTTGTGTCCTTATATTAAATAATGAGTAAATCGACCATTCTACTAACATCAATAAACAACTTTTACAATGAGGAAAAGAATCGAACTAAATTAATGAACATTCTAGACAAGACAAGTGGTATATCACTTAGAAATTTGGAGTGGTTTATAACGAATTACGCAAAAAAGAATAATACAACTTACACGACACAAGATGGTAAGCTCTTTACCGTACATTGTGCATATAAGTCAAGTCTAGATGGGTATTCAAAGAAACTCTTTGATCCATTTTGTCGTTCACAGAAGTTTCCGTATACCATTCCTGGGACATCTCATGAAATTCATACAACTCTGGCACAGTTGAATTTCATCAAATGGTGTATTAAGAATAATATCATAGACTATATCTCTAATAATAAGACCTCACTGTTTAATAAGCAAGTGACATAAATCCCTTATCAAATATATACGTTTGATAACCCGTGTAATACATGTTTAACGAATAGTTATTACTAGACGTGTCTACAAGTGAATCAGACGATGTGTCCAACTTCACTTCTATAGACGTTTTATCAGATTTTATTTGACTAAAATCCAAGTTCCCCGATGGTTCCACATTGATCGGATTCATCGAGAAACTATAAGTATAAATATTTCTGATAGGCCTTGCTAATCTATTTCTAAATGGAATTAGATATTTGTAATAATAGTGATTTGTTTTAGAAACATTTGGTAATCTGTTTCCATTTATGTAAAAACTTGCTTCATCCATTATGGGATAGAAGAATGTACCTGTCTCATCAAAATGCACATTAGATGAAAAATTATAACGATTTTGATAATACTTCTCCTCTTGTAAAGATTTACCACCCGTAGAATCACTAGCATCTTCAAATTTTTCATTTCTTAAAAACCAATGAATACATTTCACTGGAATGTTGGGTACAAGGTTATTTCGAATCATTGTATCATTTGGTGTACTTATAATACTAGGGTGTTTACGTACAATATCAGTTATAAATGTTTGACGTTTACTCGCCAAATATTGACGTTCTTCAGGAGTTACTGTGATTTCTTCTGTAACGAGTTTAAACTCTGGGAGTGAGAGTGTAGTTCCCGTATCTGTAAAAAAAGTTTGTGGGTGAAACTCCAACTCAAATTCTATTTTTTGACGGTGTACAGCACATACTGGGAAGTATGGACGATTTGGTTTATTTGAAGAATATTCATCACTTGCGTAT